CATTATATATCCCTCCAGGAATATTACTTGAATTAGACCTATTAGGTCCTCCAGTAACATTAAGGTTTTCTACATCTAAATTAGTTTTATCAAAAGAATCTTTTAAACTCATAATATTTTTTATAATGGTACTACTCTTCCTTTTATGTCCTGGTTAGGATATTTTATCTCAAATATACTAGGATCTAGGCTTGGATATATTACTTGATTTTGTGTTGCTCCTTCTATATCATAAGCATATTGAGAATAACCTTGAGATATTCCAGTTTTATTAGTAAATTTTAAATCTTTTACAGTTTGAACTCCTTCTATTTTATCTAACATAACAAATAAAGTTTTTAATAAAATAGGTTGATTGATTTGGAAATTATCTCTATTAAAATATTCTTGTAAAGATGTTATACAAGATAATATCACTTGACTATTTATAAAATTAGGTAAAACAACTATTTCAAAATCTACAGCTATGTTAATAATATAAGCATCTTTTATTTCAATGCTATCTCCTATCATTTTATATTGAGATAAATATGTTCTTAAATTTTTCTTTAATGTTGGGGTTGCCGTAGAAAATTGATTTGAACTGTTTAAAGATAAAACATACATACATAAAGTTTCTAATGAAAATGTTTGATTATCTAATGTAGGTTTCTCTATATAAATTTTGGACATAGTTCCAAAATCAGAAGGCATACTTAATGCTCTAACCATATAATCATCTAATGTAACTGTTCTTTGTTGGGCAGCTATTTGCATTAAAGTATTTTGTCTAATTTCCTGAATAGTATCTCCGGCAGCACCACCATCAGCTGCATTAGGATTTGTTGAAACAAGTGTCCCAAATATATAATTTGCTGTGGTAGAATCCAGAGTTGAATTATTAAATTTTGTATTAGTAGTATTTAAATTAGTTAAATCTTCACTAGATACATTTGCTCCAACTCCCCCACCTGTTAAATATCTTACTGTTAGAGTTGTATTAGTAGGAGCAATTCCATAAGTTTTTGTAAATAAAAAATTTGTAGGGGAAAATGCCGTTGTAAGTTTATCCTGTTCAAATGGTAAACCTATACCTACATTATTTGGATTTGGGGTTATTAATTCATCTGTATCATTTGGATTACCTGCTCCAAATTGTATTTGTAAATTAGTTTCTGAGGTTAATCTTGTAGCATATCTTCTTTGCACTTTTTTTAATTGTAAAAGATAAGGTACTTCACCCTCATCTGCTACATTATTGGGATCATTTGTATTAGTATTTTTAATACTATCAAATACCATTTCCTGACCTAGATAATCTACTTCTGAATATTTGTTATTATCTGAATCAATAATATCTAATACTTTTATAATATTATCTCCAGTAATATCTATTGTTGGAAATTGAGTATGAGCTCCAAAATTAAAAGTTTCAGTATTTACTGTTGCTGAAATAACTTTTCTGGATTTTTTTAATAAAAAATATTGGGGTTCAGTCCCCGAAGTGCTATATACTGAAATTTCAGTTGGATCTAAAGAACTTGAAAAAGAAAAATCACACTTATCTTGAATTAGAAAATTAGTTGTAGGGTTTTCTGCTGAGGTTATTATACTATTTTCTTCTATATTTAAGGAGTAATCAAAATCAGGTACAAAGTTTCCACTTACTAGTTTAGAGGGAACTTGTTGAAATAAATCAATTGTAGTTTGGGCTGCAGTTGTTGCTCTAGGTTTGTAACCAAACATATAGGCTAACTCATATAAATTATTTGTTTGTCTAGCTAAAGTAGTAAATGTTTCTTGTAATTGATTATCTAAATAAAATGACATTACATCACCTACATAAGCTGCTTGTTCCATAAACATCATACCTGGTGATGTTGGAGAAAAATCATTATAGGTATTAGGGTAATAAGTTTTAGAAAATTCTATTAACTTAGATCTAATATCAGAAAAGTCTCTGTTTAAATATTTTATGTCTCTTTTTATGTTTGTCATTATGTAAAGTCTATTTCTAGTGTATCACTAATATTAGTATTAATTACATTGTATGATAATTGAACCGTAATAATATTATTATTTTCTTGTCTTAGTATTTCTAAATTTATTATATTAATATTAGGAAAAAATGTTTTTAAATCTGAGGATATTTGTTCTTCTAAAAAATCTAAATTATCTGTAGTAATTTGTTCAAATATAAAAGCTCTTAATCCTCCTCCAAATGTAGGGTTTAATGGTCTTTCTCCTGGGTTGGTTAAAAAATAGTTTATTAAGTTATTTTTTGTAGCTGCTTTTGTAGTATAATTGGGTTTAAATACCCCAGGTGCAGAGAAAGGTATATCTACTCCTACGGCAGCACTTTTATTAAAGTCTATTGGAAATATTTGTTGTGCATTAAATGCCATTATTTAGTCATTAATCCCATTATTTGATCCATATTAACTTCTCCCGCAGGTAAGCCTCCATTTGCTGAGGTAGTATCTATATTGCCTGTAGGGTTAAATGGTTTATTACCAAATCCTTGAGCATGTGTACTATTCATATTTAATCCTGTTTCTCCTAAAATATCCATATATGCTTGTCTTTGTTCTTTTAAAGATTTTTTAGGTGTTTGTGTTACGGGTGCAGGTGTAGTTGATGTAATACTTTCTTGTATTGGTTGTGTAACTACAGCTTTAGGTGCTTTAACTGCTTCTAGTAAAACTTCCTTTAGCTCTTCTTGTATAGCCTCTCTAACGGCTTCTTTTATTATTTTTTTAAGTGCTTCGGTTTTCATGTTTGTGTTTGTTATAAATATTAAATTAATCTGCTTTTAAATTATTTTGTTTAATATAAAATACTAATTCATCTATCAAAATTTGATCATTGGAAGAAAATGAAGGTTCTCCTTGGAGCATAATTACTCCATCTTTATTTCTAGCAGTGGCTCTTTTTCTTTTTAAACCACTATTTGTTGCGCCTTCTACAGATAAAACCCCCATTTCAAATCCATTTACATTAGTAACTGTAGGAGATCCTTGTTCTGCCTGTCCCTGAGTAGCTAGTAATAAATCTTCAGATAATGATTCTTGAGGTAAAGCTCCATCAATAGCACATTTTTGTATTAGTTTATCTAATAAAGATAAATAGTTTAAAACTTGTTGAAGTAGTTCAATTAATATAGTTAATATTAAAAGAGTAGAAGCCGAAAGAATTTTTAGGCTAGCTAAAGTTATAGCTATAACTTCTTGAACTGACTTATTTCCTAGCTGAGGTATTTTTGATGTAAAAGCTTTTGTAATATCGGGTGCAAATGGGATTGATGGGAAGGATAATACTAAAGTGCTTAATGTTTGAAAAACAATATCTGCTACATTTATTATCTGGTCAGCAAATTCTACCCCAATTTTAATAGTTTCTAAACTATTGAAAAGATTATTTAACTGTTTAGTTAATTTATTTTTTAATTCAATAATTTGGTTTAAGTCTTCTAAATTAGTAGGACAGGAAGTATTTAATTCTTCTATAGGTTTACCTAAAGCTTCTTTTGCATTAGTAATACCAAATTTAGCTATTTGGACTAAAGCAAAAGGTAGTAAAGTTGTTTTTATAGTTTTAATTAATCTTTGTAAAAATTCATCAGTAAAAAAACCTTGTGGATCTTTTAATTTTTCAGCTATAGTTATGGTTTGAATTTGAGGTTCTGTATATGGTACTTCTATTATTGTAGCTTTTTTACTAGGTAAGCTTGTAAGTAATTCTATAACTCCTATATCTTTTGGTAAAATATTTAAATTTCCTTTTTTGGTAAAAGGATTAATAGTTTTTGTTGTATAACCATTTAATGAAAAGGTTATTTTAAAAGTTTTTTCTTTTAAATATTCTCCATCTAATCTAAAATCTCCAGTAGGTTCAGAATTTATATTACTACCTACTAACCCTACACTTTTAACATCATCCGTTATGTAAACATCTTCTAAAGGTTCTTTAGATAATCCATCTACTACTTTTCCCGTGATAGTATAATCATAAAAATTTTGAGGTGGTTCTGTTTGTGTTTCTACTATAGATAATACACCAAATTCATCTACTCCATCAAGTTCTTGTATTTGGTTATTTAATTGTTGTAGTATAGAATCTCCTATACCTCTATAATTAAAATCTGTAGAACTTTCTCCTACTGAACTAAAAATAATTTCCTCTGTATTATATGAATCTTGGTTTAATTCTCCTATACCCCCTAATTCCCTTTGACCATCTAGTCCATCTCTAAATTCAAAATAAATTTGACCTCTAAGACCACCAGGAACGGATGATCTAACTATATAAACAGGTACTTCTTCTTCTCCATTATTTGGTACTACTTCTGCCATTATATAGTTTTAACATTTTTAGATAAGATGGATTCTAAATCTTCTTGTATTAATTGTAAACTGGTTTCTACATTACCATATACTTGGTTTTTTGTTATATCAGCTTTTACTGTAGAGGGATCAATAGCCATAGTTGATGTTTTTAATACTGTTAACATTTGAAGTAAAGCTTTTAACATTTGGTCTAATTGAAAATAAAGTGTATCTCCTTTTATAATTGATTCTCTAGCATCTTTACTACCTAATCTTATATTACCTGAATCTATAAGAAAATTTTTAGTATTAATGTTTACAGATCCGTTAGTAGATAAATTTACTGATTTTTGAGCACTTAATAATATAGAATCACTTTTAGCATTAAATACTAATCTTCCAGAATTTATAATAACCTGAGGGTTACTATAGGATTGAACAGATTCAGGTGGTGAAGGAAAAGATCTATAATTTTCACTAGATGGGGTAAAAGGGATAGATTGGTATGATGTTAAATAAATAGAAGAAGGATCTTCATTAATATTTTCAGTTATGGGAGTCCAGGGATTATTAGGTAAATTATTTAAGGGTTGACCATTTCTTAAAATTAAAATAGGATCACCATTTTTTCCTGTAGATGACCATTCTGTGTTAATAGGTGAAGCTGTGCTACTAAATCTTATACTATTACCAAATCTACCTTGATGTATTACGTCTCCCATATATGGTTTTAAGGGATGAATATTGTCTCTTTCTTTAAATGTAGATTGAGTACTAGGTACCCCGTTAGGGTTATTTTCACTTAAAACTATTTTGGAACCTGCTTGAATATCTTGTATAGATTTATTTTCCGAGTTGGGTATATTTGCTCTACCTTCTTCTAAATTAGGGTAAAAATTTACATGGGGATTATTCCAAACATTTACAATACCCACATAGTAATATTTTTTGTTAGCTGAACTGGATCCTAAATTTTCAGATGGAAGGTAATTACAAAGTACAATTTCATCTAATAAGGGGTAAGAAATAGAATTAGGAAAAAAGGGATAAGCCTTTATTAGAGTTTTACTATAAGGATTTATAGGTTCTATTTCAATAGCCCCCAAATTATCAGCATTAGTATTTTCTAAAAAAATATTTTTTACTCTCCCAACAATTATTTCTTCACTTAATTTTAAGGGGTTAGAAATATTATCGGGATTTAGTTTAGTATTATCATTAAAACTAAATTTCTTTTTCACTTTATTCTTCTTTTTTAGGTGGTAATTGTAAGTTTTGTATTTCGTTTAGTAATTGTTCTTTTTCTGCTTCTGAAATACCAAATCCATTTTCTTCATTACCTTCGTTTGCAAATATACGTTGAAAAATAGTAGCAACTTTTATAAGCGCCTCATCATTTTTAATGCCTAATTCCATGTATTCTTTGATGAGTGGCACAATCATTGTAGCATCACCTATATCACTAATTAGTGGTTTTAATTCGTTGATTAATGCACTAATTTGGGTTTCTTTTTTCTTTTGGTTATCGTAGATTTCTTTAAGTAAATCTGAGTATGATTTTTTACCGAATATGTTCTTGTCTAAGTGGCTCATAGTTATACGTTTGATTCATGTATAAATATGATTATTTAAGACCTTTCAAAATCTATATATCCAGTTTCTAGATAAAAAATATAACTTTCTTTAAATAGTCCATATAGCTTAGTAGCTATTTTTGTAATTTTAGGGGTTTTAACCTCTAAACCATGGCTAGCCATTATTTCTCTTATATAGATATAAAGAGCTTTCTTATTAAATATTTCTAAATTTTCTCTTTTACGAAATAATTCTAATATTGCATCTGCTACTTTAGCATCATTACCTTTAGGAAAGAATGTATCAAATCTATCTTCAACATATTTTACATAACTATCTATAAAAATGGATAATCTGTCTTTTTCCTTTTCCTCACCCATACTATAAGAATAATTATCATCCTTAAACAATTCATCCACAGGTGCAGTTTGTACACGTTTTTTATAGTTTTTAGTATTATATACTATTAGCCAATTTTTTGTTATAGTACCAAAATAGGAATATGCTTTAGCTCCGTTTTCTGGGTTAAATAAATGTAATTTAGAAAGTAAAAAAGTTATTACCTCATGCTGTAGATGCTCTATTTGATCTACTTCAGTATAATAAAATTTAAAGGTATGAATTATGTTTTCGGTTAATTTAAAAAAAGCATAATGTATTTCATCTCTATATATGTTACTTCTTATTTCTGGGTTTGGTTCATTATTGTATCTAACGATAGCGTTTTCGGTATCCTTAGTAAAGTAGTTTTTACTCTTGGGTCTTCTTTTTCTAGCCACGGTAATCATTTTATTTCTTTTAACTTGAAGTCATTCAAGATGTCCTGAATGTCTTGGATAGATTTGAAAAAATATCCTACTTCATCATCAGATTTAAATGTACCGGCTTGATCTATTTCTTTAAGTTTTTTATCCGAAGCATCTATTGTTTTGGATAACCCATCTAGATAATTTAGATATTCTGATAAAATATCTTCTTGTTTTTCATTTTTACGTAATAAATTCTTT